GGACTATAGCATCCATACTTTTATAGACAGCATTGACAACCTCAGTTAACTCATCAGGTTCAGGGTCAATACCCTTCTCCTTCAAAGCTTCCCTAATGTACTTCCGAGATGAGTCTTTAGTAGCATTGTAAGGTATAGTCATAACCGTTCTTTTGACGGTTTTTCTGTCCATCCAAGATTGCATCCGTTGAGGCAGATACTTCTTGGCTTCTATGGCAACAGCTTTATATGCATCACTAGGTCTATCTGAAGGACACACGTTAACAAGATCAGCTGTACTAGCATCTTTAGCTAGACCAGCGAGGATCTGGAGTCCTGAACACGTAGCATCTACAGCTACCATTAGACCTGTGGTATTCTTATCACACTCTATGCAACAATGGTAGTATTCGTGACATGCAGCCATGAACTGCCAAGGCTCTTCTACACCTTCCCAATCAGGAAGATTACCTATCGGATCTTTAGCGACCCTTGTGATTAAGTCTCTGTTATTATCTACCCATTGCACCCTCTCGATGATGGTGGCTTTATCTAACCCAAAAGTAGTAGCTACTTGAAAGGCTAACCACGTTGATACTGTACCTCCATCTCCATCTACAGGCTGTTCATCAGCGAAGCGAATACACGCCTTACCAAAGTCTGTATCTTGAGGAGTTAAGAAAGCAGGTATAGGATATGCTCTTCCTCTATAATCAAAAGACCAGCATAAATAATAGACCTCATCTCTAAACTTTCTAGCAGCTTCCATCTGTGTTCTGGTTCTAACTGATCTCTTAAAGTTAATTCGATCAGCATTATATCCTTCTGCCATCAACCTTCTCCATGCCAGATTTTTCTCTGTATCCTCATCGGCATCAGGAGGTCTTGGCGGTTTAAAAGAGGGGGATATAGGAATAAATTTCCCTACTATCTTTCCTGTTCTTTCAAACTCTTCAGCTACACCCAGAACATGAGTGTTCACACGGTATTTAACCTTCTGTAGCTTGTTTAAAAAAGCTATCGGAAGTTCTCCGTGTATAATAAGGGGGTTGCTCTTCCTAGTAAGATCATGGCCCTTCATAAGTCTGTTGACAACATACCCACCGTAAACAATCTTACCGTCTTTATAACCCCAGTCATTAGGTTCTATCAACATAGGCCACGGGATACCACTGAACATCTCAGCTGTTTTGATAAGTTCTTCCCTCTTTTCATTGAAGGCTTTTGTAGGTACCACCCTTGACTTCTTACGTTTACGGTGATTAATTGTAGTATTTATTTCAAACCAACCAGTTGTTTTCATAACAGCTAACAAACCAAACTTGCCTAAAACAATACGAGTCTTTAAACTCCATTTGTCCCATCGAATGTCACGTTCACCAAACTTCTGACTAGCTATACTTTCCTTTTGAACAGTACCACAAGCCTCATGGAAATAGGTGTCTTCGATGTATTTCATTAACCCAGGATGTTCAGATTTATACCATCTAAACTTACACTCAGCTTCTAATGCTTGGCCTATCTTAGTGATAACATTAAGTACATAGTCTTCACGTTCACGAGTGCTGAATACCTGATCGAATGTAACCTTCAATACTATTGATGCAATAGCTATTGATTCTAATTCAGTTAAGTATTTAGCTACGGGTTGGTAATACTTACCAGCTTGACCATTGGTTAGCTTCCAGAACTCCTTGTCTATGTAATCCATGAGCAATGGGAGTGCAGCCGTTATTGACGGTACTCCGTACACGCTTGCCGAACTGTAAGACTTGCTCTCCAACTTCTCTATCGAATCTCTCAGCTTCTGTTTCCCACAAGAGATCGCCTCCTGTTCCAATAGAAATTGTTGGTTGATCTGTGAGGGTGTCGCCATAAGCTAAAAGCATAGTGTAGTCGTGCTCATCTAGAGCTTCAATCTGTTGTTGTGTTAGGTCATGTGTCATAGGTTTTACATGCGGGGTCATTAGGAAACTCTTCACAGTATGCTTCCATACTGCCATAGCATTTCCAGTTTGGTAAGAAGAATCCAAGTTGATGGTCTTCTGGCTTATACTTAACGTGCAAGGCTCCAACAGCTGCGAGTACAATGAGTAGGTTATCAACATTATCCTCTTCAGGATCATAGTTGAGTACTACCTCACCGTCATCATCATTGATGTAGTAGCCCTGTCTGTCAAGTAATTGTGCGAGATCGTGTACATTAATCAAAGGCATCCTCGGGTAGTGTGTCCTGTAGTTCATCATAGGTCATTAATGTGAAGTCCTCCTTATTTTTAAGTAAGGATAACATATACCTATGAGCGTGTCCAAATTGTTTGTATGCCCGTTCCCTGATAGTACCATCCTTTAGGTACCCTCGGACAATAGCTACATGTGATTCTGGTAAGTTCCAGTTATCAGCAGCCCCTAAGCACATTTCGCTATCAAATTGTGTGAGTTCATCCGTGGCTTTCCATCGGTTAACTTCACTTATTCTGTTGGGAAATGGGTCGTATCGTCTAGCCATAGTTAGTGAATTAAATCAATGGATGGGTTACGTGGATTGTACTTGGTCAGTTCACTGATGATCATCATGGAACCTAACGGGACAGCCATCACTAAAATGGCAATGACTGTCCACTTAAATTCCTCATGTTTGCTCATTCAGTAGCTTGTCATAGTATTCAGAAGGGTGATCCTCATACTCAGGTAAGGAAGCATACACCTCCTCACCTAATGGTAGCATACAGCCGTTATATTCACGCTTATGGAAATCCTGGGCTTCATCCCTTAAGCCTGTACCCGTTACGTCGTCTATTTGACCACGCTTTGATCTGAACAGTGATTCTCTACTACAGTAGAAGAGATCAACACCACTGTCCATCAGTAGACTTAACATCTGGCTAGGGTGTCGGCCTTCTTGCTCTGAGACGGTTAGAAGTACTTCCTCCTGTTTGGGTGTTAGTGTGATCATTAAGCTGCCGCAATAGGGCTTTTAGTCTTTCTCGACTTTGTCTTAATTGTTGGGGTCGTAATGTCCTGCAACCCGATTTCCTTTTTGAGTGATGCTGCCAGTTCGGCATTATGTTTGAAGAGTCCACTTACGAATTTGATAATGGTTTGTTCAGTGATCCCAGTGAAGCGTACTGTATCCTCGTAATCCACTGATAAGCAGAGTCCGTCGTGGTCAGCACAGTAAAACATGTGTGGATCTTTCATGTAGTACTCGTGGGTTGTCTCGAATGTAAGCATGGTGTGCTCGATGATGGTGGTTTGGTCAGATAGTTTAGGGCTTGACTCATCAAATCAGGATCGTCATTGAATTTACCAAACCCAAGGTTACAACTATTGCAGATGTAGCCCCTGAATTGATCGGTGTGGTGGCAGTGGTCCAGCACCCACCGAGAGGTCAGCCTATTACAGGCTGGGCAAGGTCCAGGAAGAGGTGGTGGATTGGCCTTGCGTAGCCTAGCTCTAACGGTTGCGAGTTGATTAGAGCAAGCCTTACAAGTGTTCTTCCTACCTGCCCCTACTGTTGAGAATAGAGGGAAATCCTCCAAGTCTTTAAGTGTATCACACTTCCTGCAAATCTTTTGGGACATTAGCATCCACGTTGTAGTGTGAGTAAAGGTAGTTATCAGATAGGTCAGAGATACCTAAATCATTCAAGACCTCATCTAACATCTCACCGTTATCAGTGATCTTGATGTTCAAGGTGTTATTACTATGATCTTTTTCATAGTTAACATGCCTCTCAAGGAATGTAGGCTCAACTGATGTATCAAAGAATAGGGTACGAGAATCAGCCTCGTATGACCCTGTGTATGGTTCAGACATTACAACCTCCTGTGTAGTAGGTGAAGTTAGTACGCTCTGGCTTAATACAGTTCTCATTAACCCAAAAGCCAAGGCTCATCCTGTCATTCATGCAGAGATTAAGGATAGCACGTCGAGATACATTGTAGTAGATGTACTCAGTACTTGTCTTAGTGTTAACCAAGACTGTACCATTCCAGAAGTCAAGGATCTTGATGTCCTCAACCCATTGTGATGATCTTTTAGTTGGTTGCATAATTAATAATAGAATTACAGTGGTGGAATCATACCAAGTCCCCAGCGTGTAGCCATAGCCTCCGCTATCCCTTGGTATGTCTTACTTCTTAGCTGCCATCTATCCTTAGATGGGCCAAGCTTATTCTGTCCACTAGGAGTTTGATTCTCCCAGTACCCACACTCAGGTTTAGGCAAGATGTCTGTTGGCGTAAGTTTGGGTAAGTTCTTAAGCCACAAGCATGTCCTCTTGCTCTCAGGGTGTCCGAACTGGTAAGGCTGGATCATCTGAGTACATTTGCCTAGCTTTGTCTTAGTTGAGATAACAGAGACAGGATTCTCGATACATATGTGTGGGATTGGTGAGTCCCATAGTGCCTCGACAAATTCCAGTGCTTTCTGTTGTCTCCCATCAGCAATCTTAGCTTTGAAGTGTCTAGCTCCGCTGACTGCTATGTGGGTGCAAGGTGGATGAGCAATGAGATGAGTCCATCCCATATCTAATAGGCCAAGCACATCACCTTGAATGTGTGGCCCCGCTGTAATACTAGGTAGGATGTCACAGCTAACAGCATCAATGCCATGCTTGATGAAGGCATTGCGTACTGTCCCACTGTTTTCACATGCTACCAGTACCTTCATGGTACTCATATGGTGTATGTGTCACCATTCTCTATCCGTTCCTGTCTATACCTCTTGCGTTCTAGTCTTAGAATTGCAAGCCATACATCCTCAGGGATAGGTTGACCATTAGTCATAGTCGGAGATGTTCCAATGTCCCATTGGGAGTCGGACATCCTTGTATTGTCTGTCATGTAAATCAGTGAGAACGGCTAGTACGGCTGGATCCTGGAGGGCAGCCCTGTTGGTCATAACACACCCATCAAGGATAGGCATGAATGTTAGTTGCTTAAACATTGTGTATCCTCTTGTAAGTAACCCATGTGATAGCTTGGATCTGGGCTGCAAGGTAGTTCTCGCCTAGCTCCTCATTAATGAAGGCTGTGGCGTCCCTGTAGTCCTGTTTGATCCGTTGCCTTAATCGTTTACCTATGGCTGGTACGTCCTTGAGTGCAAGGCGTATCCCCATAAAGATACAGTAGGCATGACCGTCGATGCAAACATCGTTGATCTCAGGTTGAGTGATGCAGTTGAAGAACTCAGTAACCTTAGGGCCATTGAGTATGTTGACGATAGGCTCGCCAGTATCCTGTATAATGCGTACTGCTTTCTCTTTATTAAGAGGAGGAGTAGAACATTTCACATTGACTGCATCCTCAGCTGTCCCATGATTCCATGCCTTGAGCATAGTCTCGGCATTAAGAACATTACGACTCCACTCGTTAAGTGGGCTGAGAGCAGCGATAACACCCGCAGCTTGGTCAGTGCTTACATTGAAGCGTTTACCTAGCTTGTAGGCGATCTGATGTGCCTCAGGATACCAATTACAGCCATTCTCTACCTCAAGCGTTGTAGCCTGAGTGAACATGGCCACCACATTGCGAGCCTCCGCTGATAGTTGAGCGTAACTCATAATAATTAGTGGAAAGCGTTCACCTGTGATGATGGTGGATTGTGGAGTGTTCAGGAATTACACCCGAATGAATAGCCTAGCCACTCCAAGAAATAGCTCATATGTATTACACACTTTCACTTAGTCTTAAGTCAAGGGTCGGTTGGCCGACATAGTACATATGAACTATAGTAATTAATAGTTCACTTATTAGTTAACGCATTGACGGCAGAGACAATACGTACTCCCACTATATCCCTGGCTCAAGCTGGCCCCACAAGGCCGACACTGTGGCTAGGTAACGCTTGCGATGGCCAGTGACGTTAGAGTATAAATACTCAGATTGTCCGTTTAACTCACTCGGTTTCAAGCTGTTCTCTACTTACAAGGTAGAGTCCTATAGTTTGATTGTGTTTGGTTTAATCCTCTTTTGTTTTGTATGTACTTACAATATCAAATGATTAGAATGTAAGTCAACAAATGTTAGAGAATCAAGATAATTAGTTTTTAACCTCGTTGTGTGTTTGTTACTCCTTAATTATATAAGGTGTAGGTGATAGGGCTATGAGTAGAAATACTCAGCTGTTGTATTTGGTATCATTTGATACTTTCAGGGGCTTTCAGTGTTTAGAGTAGGTATAATTACTCACGCCCCTGATGATGGTGGCCAAGCCCACCTTTTTTTTTATTAAGTATAAATACCTATAGTACATTTGTATTATAGTACATTTGTATTATAGTACATTTATACTATAGTACATTTGTATTGTAGTACATTTATACTATCGCTAATACATTTGTACTATTACTAATACATTTGTACTAATCTAAGTATTAATACCTATTTGTTACATAATTTAATTTAAAATAACTTATACCTGTTATAGCAAAAACTAATCAATAAGCAAGTCACTAGGTATAAATACTTGTGAGATTCAACACAACAGATGTCAATAGGTATTTCTACCTACGTCTCCCCAAGAGGTAGTAGTACATCCGTATCACTACCTCGAAGTAGTAGTACATATGTATTAGCACCTCCCAGGGAGTAGTACTGGTGTACTACTACGCCATGATAGTGGTACAAATGTACTACTACCCCCGAGTGGTAGTTCAAATGTACCACTACCCCCCAGTAGTAGTACAAATGTACTATCGCCTGTATCATTGGGCACCACGGGGGGTAACAAATGTCTGGGGCGTAGAGAATACACTTCAGAAAATTATGTTAAAATTTAAGACCCCGTAAGATACTTATTAATCAGGCTAATATTCTCTTCATACTTGGAGGCATCGTGTAATTCAGCTTCGATAGCTTCTAGGACACCTGGGTGCTCTCCGATACCTGCGGGGTTATTTAGGTAAACTTCTATGTTAGCTAAGTGCTTTTGAAGTTCCCCGTGGTTGTGAGCTAATAAGGCTTTGAGGATTTTCTCTCTCATTAACATTGTTCTTTATATATAGGTATATAATACCTCCTACTGGACCTATTATCCTTAATAGTAGTAAGAGTAATAATAGTTTACGGATCATGGCTCACTTCGTTCGCAGACATGATAGATAAAGGGGGGAAGAAGAGAAAGAATGTTGTCTTATTCTTCTTCCCTTTGACCGCTGTTTCCACACACGAAGAGCACCACTTCTCCGTGTATTATAAGGGGGTTCCTCTAAATCCAAGTAGGGACACCGTTTTTAGCATCTGAACCTCTAGCTTGTTGTCTTTGTTTTAGGTCCATTCCTAGAGCTAAATAATTAGCTTCTGATTGAGGATCATCCATCCAAGCTTGAAGGTGGTCTATCCATTCTTGTTTTTCTCTATCTACCTTTACTTGATCAGCACTGATGGAGAGGGCATCTGTAAACCACTTGACCCCTTGGGCAAGGGCATCGACTCTGTCATCGTGCTTAACGGCCCCTTTTTCCCTGCACATCCTGGAGATTTGGTATCCAAGCATATATTGGAATCTAGTTTCAGTTGGTCTTTCAGAACTCGATTCATAATCCCATTTAATAACCTTGGGGTCAATAACCAACCTATGCTGATTAAAGACAGGCTCAAGGCTGTCAATAATACGATCTTCTTTCCTGACATTAGCTCTTGTTTCCTCTATGTTAATTGGTACATTTTTATTAATGGCATGTTTTCTAAATAGTTCGGATACCATGCCGTCACCGAAGTTAGATTCAATTAAAAGTGTTGAAACTTTATACTTTTTACACCTAGCAAGAATAGCAAGTAATGTACTATCGCTATATCCGTCCTGAGAGGCGTAGATTTCATGTAAATACATAATCCCATTCAACTGGGAAATAAAGCACGCTACAGTCTCATCTGTACCCCTTCCAGAGGGGTCTACGCTGCAGATAGTCTCACTATATGGTTTCCATTCACCTTGAACCTGCATAGGGCTATAATAATAGTCACCTGGAAGCCCCACACAAGGTAACTCTTTAACTATGTTGTCTTTACTTGAACACCAGATGATGTTTTCAGGTGCTGTTTCGGGGTTAACTGGATTAATGATGAGATCGGAAAATTTGAGAGGAAACTTCTCCGCATCAGATAAAGAAGTGTCCAGCATAAACTGTAACATAAAGTTGCTACGACCCATAGCAGATTCACGTTCCAGCAGATCGTCCTCCTTAAATCTTGTATCCGTTGGATTCCAAGTGAGATCTGTTTCATTTTCTAAGTCTTGTTCTAGTTGTGGTGCGAGTAAACCATCATACATAGCCACCTTTCGAGGGTATCTAGCTGGCCATACAAAAGGTTTATAAGCTCGTTCTCTGAGTTTATTATAGACGGTAAAAGTAGTTTGAGGAGTTCCAAGGAACATGATACGAGAATCAGGTTTAGGAGTAAGAATAGACTCACACTCAGTAACCAGTTGAAGTAGTTTTTCACGTTGTAGTTCGGTCATACTATTGTTTGGCACCTCTACATCGTCTAAAACCATCAAATCTGCACGAGATCCAGTTAACTGCCCCGTAATACCGACTGATTTAACGCTAGGTGCTTGGTGAGGTGCAGCAGTACCCACATCAAAAGACACTCTAGACCATCTCTGGTCATCATTCTTTGGTCTTAGATGGGACATCCAAGGTACCTCAAGGATTAATCTTTGACAGAAGATCGAAAATGAGTCAGCTCTATCCTTAGAAGCCGAAACAACCATGATTTTCTTGTTTGCATCGTTATATAACGTCCAAAGAACAAAAGCCGCAGTAATCCAAGATTTACCAACACCTCTAAAGGCTTGAATTTGGAGTCTCTTTGGTCCATGTTGTAAATACTCTGCTATACAAAGCTGTGCCCTGGTAGGAGGTGGTAACGCTAAATGCGTCCAGATAGCCGTTAGGAATAAACGGAAGTCTTTCTGTAATTGCTCCTCTAAGGGTGCTTGTTTTTTCTTTCTAGGCATATGTATATAAAGGGTACTTAAGCCCCGTTGTAGGGGCTTGTAGGTACCTTACAGTGTTATTGTATCCAGTTAAGGATCAGCGATTCTCTAATTTGATTGGGAGGGAAGTTATCCCTAAACCAAGTTAACCAATTCGTGCTCCCTTTGCTCTGATTACACGACCTACATGCGGGAACGCAATTACAAGTATGGGAACTACCTCCCATACATCTGGGATGTACATGATCAATGGTAAGATCATTCTCGTTATGGGGTTTTCCACAATAAATACATTCATAATTGTTTGCCTCTTTTATAGCTTTTCTCCATAGACGTTTTGCATCAGATGAGGTCATAACTATAAGGTTTTGTAAGTAGTGTTCAGATGTTGGGAGTACTGGTGTCATTTCCTACCACGATTTCTTGCTCGGTTTTTAGAAGGATTCTCTCTAACTAACTTTCCAGATTTAGTATGGGAGAAATCTTTACCGCCTTTACCGTAAGCTTTAGCTTTACGCCTAGCTCTATTTAGTTCAGCACGGTACTTTTTATTGATTTTGAGCTTATTTCTTCTCCTTTGTGCTGAATTTTTCTTTATTCTAGACAAAGGATTCTTGCGGTAGTTACGGGCACTCTTTTTGAGTTTAGAAAGCGGGAGTTTCTTAGGGGCCATTAGCGTGTTACTGCTCGTTGTACTGCATCAAAATCAACCTTTGGCATTAGATCAGCTAGAGCACCAAGAGGAGATCCATCTAATGCTATGCCTGTGATATCATTCTTATACAGCCAATCAGCTGCTGCCTTTAGGTCTGCAGTAGTAGCTTCACCAGCTTTTATTCTTTCTAGAAACTCCTTAGTAATTAAATTATGCAGCTCATTGAACTGAGCTTCAGTTGCTCTAGCTTTAGTCATTATTTAGGTAATAAATTCTTCTTTACCAGTGCCACAGCTTGATCATCAAGTGTGTTATCTGTGGATTTTGCCAAGCCTTCTAGCAAGTCAACAACAAGTTGCTTCATTGCTTTGGACTTTATAAATGCGAAAAGGATAGGCTTTAAAATTAGGATCATTATTCTTTAGTAGTTTTAGTGGATTTTTTAGTTGCTGTTTTTTTCTTTTTAGCCGCTTGTTCAGCTAAAAGTTCTTTTGCACTTTTGTTAGCGTAAGTCATTTTTTAGTGTTAGTTGGACATTCGTACTCCTGTTTACTCCAAAGGAATTTCTTTTCTTTAGGAGTACATTCTGTTTTCAAATACTGCTTAACTGCAGCTTTTTTGTTTGCTTGATATTTTACTATAGGAACGACATCGTTACACATACTATAGACACGAGAGTTTTCAGTTAGCATAAAACCTTTACGTTGAAGTTCAGCACATTTTAAAACCCTAACTAATTCATAGTCAAGTCTTAGCTTTTCTTCTTGTCGTTTTGCTATACGCCTACACTGTTCTAAACCTCTTCGATCTAAAGGTATCATAAAGTTAACTTGTCCTCCCCAGTTCTCAGCTATTGTGTAGCTTCTCTGGCTCATCTCATCATCATAGGGAACCGTATGATTCCCCATGTAGAAAGGACTAAACGTCATTGTAGCACCATTACAGCTAACCCCAGAACCATAGTGCTGCCTTGAAGGAGCACCATTATTCTGGAATTGGACTGCTTGGTTTGTAACATTTCCTGTCGCTGCTGCAACAGGATTAGAGGTGTTATGTGTTTCACCTTCTGCTGCTTTAACAGGTGTTACTGAGAGAAGACTGACAAGGAGACAGTAGTAGATTCCGTTTCGATAGTTCTTTCGATCTCTGTAAGTTCGATTATCTGACTGGCTGCTCTTGACACTACTTCTAGTGAAAAGTCGCTTCCAGCTGTGTGAATCGTAAAGATTGAATCTGAATCTACTAAACCTCCAGAGCTTGCTGAGGTGTGAGTTATATTGTCGCCTGACCATTTATTTAATGCGGCACCATAGGTGGTTGTTGTGATTTCCTCAGTGATATCCTGAGTCGTAGTGGTAGTGCTATTCATAGACCCTTGGGTAAAATTGGGTTGTACTAATTCAGCACTTACAGTAGTCGGTGAAAGTAATAACAGCGTTAATAACCATTTTTTCATTCTTCTTTTTTCTTAGCCATAGGACAATTAATGGGTTTGTTATTACCATTATTTTTATTACCAGTAGTCAAGCCAAAAGTTGCGAGTGCTCCCGTAAATACCGAAGCAACGAACGTGATATCGCTGTTACCAGACTTCTTGACCATAGGTAATTCTACGTAGTTCATTGTAATGATAAATCCACTCCAAACTACAACTCCAAGACGGACAAATGTACCTAGAATTTGTATTTGATGTTCTTGATCCTCCGCAGCATCTTTTAACTTACCGAGGAGTCCTTTTTTTTCTTCTGGCGGTTTTCCTTCCATTTGTCAACTTTTTTCTGTAGGAATTTTTGTATTTGTTTCTTAATTTTATTAAAGAAAGGTGTTGCTAATGTGGTTGTTGCTACAGCTGCTACAGCTGCGTAGGTAGCCGTAGCTACCACCTCAGCAGTTGGTAAAGGTAAATCTATCTTTATAACAGGGACTCTTAAACTAGGTTGTTCAGTTTGTGCTGTTTCTTCATCCTCTG